GTAGAAGCTGAAGCTAAAGAATTAGAAACTAAATCTATTGAATTAGTTGAAAACGCTATCAAAGCAAAAAAGATTGATGAATCTGCAAAAGATGAAACTATCAAATTAGCAATTGCAAACTTTGGAGCAGTTGAAAACATGTTAAGTAAAATTAACAATGTTAAAGATGCTGTTAAAATCTTTGATGCTAAGAATGTAGCTAACAATAAAGATTCAAGAGAAAATTGGTCAATTCGTGATTGGGAGAAAAAAGACGTTAAAGGATTAGAAGTAATTAAAAACGAAACTCCTGCAATCTATACTGAAATGTATAATAAATTTTACAATAAATAAAAATAAAAAACCAAAAACCAAAAACTAAAAATCATGGCATTACAAAAAGAACAATGGTTAGCCGATATTCAAGAAAATCTATTCAAGGATAACGCAATTATTACTCGTGCAACTAATCACGATGGATTCGTAAACTACAAAACAGTACACGTTCCACAAGCTGGAGCAAATCCAACTATTACTAAAAACTTAGGTTCATTTCCTGCAGTTATTTCACAAAGAACTGATAGTGAATTAACTTATTCAATGGACACTTACTACGTTCAACCAATTCATATTGAGAATGGTCAAGAAATTGCTTTTTTATCTTATGATAAGCGTATGAGTGTTTTAAATCAACACATCTCTACCTTAGAAGATGTATTAACTAACAATGCTTTATACAAATGGGCACCAAGTGGAGCTACACGTCAAGTACGTACTACTGGTACTGCTGTTGGAACTGCTTTAGCACCTTCTGCAACTGGTACTCGTAACGCTATTACTTTAGCTGACATTTTAAAAGCAAAATCTATTTTAGATTCTGAAAATGTACCTGCTGCTGGTCGTGTTTTATTACTACCTTCTGATATGTACAACGCTCAATTATTAGCTATTGCTGATGTATATCAAGCTCAATCTTATGGTACTTCTGCATTACCTTCTGGTGTTGTTACTCGTATTCATGGATTTGACGTTATGATTCGTTCAACAGTAGTTGTTTATGATAACACTGCAACTCCAGTTATTAAAGCTGTTGCTGATAGTGGAACTCCATCTTCACCTGCTGCAACTGATAACTTAGCTGCATTAGCTTACCATCCAAATTTTGTTGCAAAAGCAATGGGTGCTACTGATGTATTTATCACTGAACAAGTAGCTGAATACTATGGTTCAATCGTATCTGCATTACAATTATTTGGAGCTTCTAAAATGCGTACAACTCAAACAGGTGTTGTTGCAATCGTTCAAGCATAATTATAAATTACAAGGGAGTTATTGATTTAACTCCCTTCTATAAAAAATATTAAAATGACTTTAGAATTAGCAAAAGAATTAGCAAAAAATGAAATGGATAAAGCAAATGTTGTTGTTGTAACAAGCGACAAAGCTATTTATTTATTAAAAGAAATTGCTGAAATTGAAGTTATAAAAACACACGCGGATCTAAACAAATTAGAAATGTTTGTTGTGAAACCAAGTGAAGAATTAACTGCTGAAGAAGTAGTTATAGAAAAACCAAAAAAGAAAAAATAACCTTTAAAAAATTATAAATGGCAAACGACGTTATATTTAACAAAGGGCAAGGCGGATTAGGTAGACCATTAGCTGGCACTGATTATATTTCAGGCTTACTATTTTATACAGCAGCTTTACCAAGTGGTTTTACAACTACTAACAGAATTAAAACAGTTTTTTCAGTTGAAGATGCAGTTGCATTAGGTATTACAAATACATCAATTGGAGAAACAAAAAGTACAGCAACTTATTTAGTAACTAATAAAGGAGCAAGTGGTGACACACACAAATTAACATGTGCTGTTATTGATAGTGTTAATCCAACTGCAAGTAAAGCTGCAAATGGCACTGTTACTCTTTGTAATTATACTCAAGTTGCTGCTGATATTATTTCAGTTGATACTGCTGCTACTCGTTTAGCTGCTGAAATTAACTTAGGAACTCCAACGCATGGATTTACTGCTGTTGCTACAACTGCAACGGTAACAATTACTGCACCTGCTGGTCAAGGTGTATTTTTAAATACTGGCACTCCTTATGTTTCTACTGTTGTTGGTACATTAGCAGGAACATTAACTCAAAATGTTGTTGTAGGTGTTCCATCTGAAATTGATATACTTTATTACCACGTTTCTGAATTTTTCAGAATACAACCAAAGGGTAAATTATACATCGGTGTTTATGGAGTAGCTGATGCGACTACTTTTGCAAGTGTTACTTTAATGCAAAACTTTGCACAAGGTGAAATTGTACAATTAGGTATTTATCAAAAAACAACTGCATTTGCAACATCACAAGTAGCAACATTACAAGCAGTTTTAGACCCTTTAGAAGCTAATCACAAAACAATTTCATCTGTTATTTATCAAGCTGATTTAAGTTCTGTAACTGATTTAACTACATTAAGCAATCTTAAATTATTAAGTGCTAAAAATGTAACTGTTTGTTTAGGACAAGATGGTGACAATAATGGTTTTAAATTATTTAAAGCTACTAACAAAAGTATTGGCTGCATGGGTACTACACTTGGTGCTGTTGCCTTAGCAAAAGTAAACGAAAGTATTAGATGGATTGCTAAATTTAATGTAGCAGCCGCTGAATTTGATACTTTAGCATTTGCTAATGGTACTTTATACACAACTGTATCTGATGGTACTATTGTTAATTTAGATTCTTTTGGTTACAACTTTGTAAAGAAAGAAATTGGTTTAGTAGGTTCTTACTTTAGTAGACCAAATACAAGTATTGCTTCAACAAGTGATTATACTTTTATCTACAACAATAGAGTAATTGACAAAGCGATTAAAGGTTTAAGAAGTTTCTTATTACCAAGTTTAGCAAGTCCATTAGTAGTAAATGCAGATGGTACTTTATCTGAAGATACAATAGGATTCTTTAATTCTTTATGTGATAGAGCTTTAGAAGTTATGCAACGTGATTTTGAATTATCAGCATTTAGTGTTACAATAGATCCTTCACAAGATGTATTAACTGACAATGAATTAACTATTGCAGTTAAATTGGTACCAGTTGGAGTAGCTGATACAATCACAGTAAATATAGGATTTGCATTATCAATTTAAAAAATAAAAAGACATGAGTTATCCAATAGTACCGTTAATAAACGGAAAATCATACGAATGGGCTGATATAATTGTAAACGTTTTAGGAACGCCAATTATCGGAATCACCAACATTGAATATGAAGAAAAACAAGGTATGGAAAATATCTATGGCGCTGGTCGTATGCCAGTAAGTCGTGGATATGGTAAAATTGAGCCTACTGCTAAAATGACTTTATTAATGGAAGAATTAGAAGCTATACAAGCTGTTGCTCCATTAGGTCGTATTCAAGATATTCCTGAATTTGATATTATAGTTATTTATTTAGATGCTGCAAATATTACTCGTAAACATGTATTAAAAAATGTACGTTTTATGAATAACAAAAGAGGTGCATCAAGTGGAGATACATCAATACCTGTGGACTTAGAATTAATTTTATCGCACGTTCAATATTCATAATTAATTTATTATATTTGTAAAAAAAACAAATATGAAAAACGAAATTGAATTAAAACAGGAACTTGAAAAATTAAAGCAAACTAATAGCTCTGTAAGAGAAATGGTAGTTTTTTTAGATACAGATGATGAAACTAAAACAGCTACTATTTTTCTTAAAAAGCCAGACAAAACAACAAGATCAATAGTAAGTAAATTAGTTAATCAAGATAAATTTGATAGAGCTGTTGTAGCTTGTTTGAATGCTCTTTATTTAGGTGGTGATGAACTAAAACTAATTACTGAAAATGATGATGCTATTGAAAGTGCTGGAATGGGAGTTGTTGAATTATTACAAGTTCAAAAAGCTACTTTAAAAAAAAATTAGATTATTATAAAAAGCAAATAGAAACGGATGAGATAGCAAGAAACAATGCGCTTATCCGTTTTTTTTATAGAGAAAATCCAGAGAAGTTAACAGATAGCCAATGGGCTAAAAGAGTATCAGAAATGGATTATTGTTTAAAATATCAAGGCACTAGAGTAGATAAAATAGATGGCTAACAATTTAGAATATACACTAAGACTAAAAGATTTATTTAGTAAAACAATGCAAGGAGCTTCTAATCAAGTAAAAGGATTAGATGGCAAAATGAATGGTTTAAAAGGTAAAATGGGTGGCTTAGGTAAAGCAGTAGGAAGTTTAGGCGGTATGATAGCTGGTGCTTTTGCAGTTGGTAGTATCGTGTCATTTGGTAAAGCAGTAATTGAAAGTTTAAAGAATTATGAATATTTCCATGCAAGTTTAAAAACTTTATTAAATGGAAATCAAAATGCAACAAAAGCATTAGAAGTTCAATTAGTTACTTTAGCAAAAACAACTCCATTTGAACTAACAGAAATACAAGCAGCAACAAAACAATTAATGGCTTACGGTTTTAAAGCTGGTGATGTTGTAGATACTATTAAAACATTAGGTGATGTAAGTTCTGGAGTAGGTGCGCCATTAGGTGATATTGCTTATTTATATGGCACATTAAAGACTTCAGGTCGTGTTACATTGATGGATTTACGTCAATTTGCTGGTCGCGGTATTCCAATTTATGAAACATTAGCAAAAAGATTAAACACAACTACTGATGCTATTAATGGTATGGCTTCAAATAGTAAAATAGCATTTAAAGATATTGAAGGAGCTTTTAAAGATATGACTAAAGAAGGCGGTCAATTTTTTAAATTAATGGAAGACCAGTCTAAAACAGTTGGTGGAAAAATATCAAATATGGGTGATAGTTGGGAACAACTAAAAGTAAATATTGGTAAATCTCAAAGTGGAATTATTGCTAGTACTGTTTCTTTTTTCTCTACTATGATTGAAAGTTTATCTAGATATTTTCAGCAAAGCAACCAATTAGAAGAAATTGCAATGAAATATAATGTAAAAGGTGCTTCATGGTGGGATAAATTAACAATGGGTAAAATTACTGAATATCAAGCTAGAGTTACTAAAAATGTAACTGGAGAAGGCGATATGAAGGTAAAGCAGCAAATGCTTTTAGATAAAACCAATGAATTAAAAAGACAAAGTGATTTAGGTAAAATAGATGCTGAAGAATACAGAACTAAATTAGCTATTATACAAGAAGGATTAGAAACATTGAAAGGTATTAAAGATATTAATTCAATGAAACAAAGCACATCACAACTTGAAGGAGCTAAAATAGGTGGCGCTGGTGGTGTTGATAGCGGTAAAGCAAGTAAATCACTAGGAACAGGAACGGAAGTAACAGGACAACGTCCACAAGCAATAAATATTTCTATTGATAAATTAGTTAACGAATTAAACATACAAACAACAAATTTAACAGAGGGAGCAGGTAGAATGAAAGAATTAGTAAGCAAAGCATTATTAGAAGCTGTAAATGATATTAACTTAATTGCAATGGCATAAATGAGAGATTATGATTTAAACATAGCTGGACAAGCTAAACTAATATTAAAAAGTGCTGGAAGTTCTTTAGCTAAACAAGCAATACATTCTGCATTTGTTAATTATAAAGAAATTGCAAAAGAACAATATGATGATGATTTAAAGAAATCTACAAAGTTTGGAGTTCCAACTTTTGATATGTTTTCATTTAATTGTACGCCAACTGATAAACTAACTTATAAAGCATCTAAAGATTTTGGCGGTGGTGATGTTATTTTAGCAGCTCCATTTACATTTGAAACTGCTTTAATAGAAGTGAATCAAACTAAAAATATAGTTAAAACATCAATAGCTGGATTAAATGGAACGGTTAAGGAGTACATGAGTGAAGGTGATAATATAATTAATTTAAAAGGTGTTATTGTTGGAAATACTGCAAATCAAAGACCAGATGTTACTCAATTAAATAGTTTAATAGCTTATTTAAAAGCTCCTTTATCTTTACCAATATCATGTAATTTTTTAAACGAGTTATTAATAACAAGTGTAGTTATTGAATCTTATAGATTAGGTCAAAGAGAAGGTGCTAGAAATGTTATAGATATTGATATTAATATGGTATCCGATTCAACAATTCAATTAAGTGTAAGTGCGGAACAAAAAGATATATTTTCAAATCGTAAACCATATTCAGCTCCTAAATCACTATTTTAATGCTACAATGTCAATGTAACATATCAATCACTGCAAAAGGAACTAATAGAAAAGTTAATTTTAACTTTGTGCATTCTATTGAAATAGAAAGTAGTTACGAAAACTTAACCGATACTTGCAAAATTACATTACCTAGAAAATTAACATTTGAAGGTAAAAATTTATTTGAAGGCAACGAGCCTATATTTAAACGTGGTGATAATATTGAAGTTCAAATAGGCTATGTACCAAATATCACAACCGTATTTGTTGGTTATATTAAGAATGTAGGAACAAATGTACCAACGGTTTTAGAGTGTGAAGATGAAATGTATTTGTTAAAACAATGGACTATTAACTATCCTTCAAAAGTTGGTATAATTGAACGTTCAAAAAAAGGTAAATTATTAAAGCATCCTAAAATTATTCC